TCAGATTACGGGGGGCGGGCGGGACGGCCACGTTGTTAATCGTGGCATAGGTGCCAGCGGCGGCAGTAGCCGTGCCGAAGATGTTCTTCAGAAGGCTTGTCCAGTCTGTTGTGGTCGTGTTCGCCGTTGTGGTTTCGTTGCCCATGTTAGTAGTTCCCGTTGAAGTTGTGCCTGTTCCCGTCCCCGTCCCTGTTCCTGTTGAAGTTGTTCCTGTTCCTCCGCCACCGCCACCGCCGCCACCTCCGCCACCTCCGCCGCCACCTCCGCCGCCTCCGCCTCCGCCTGTAACCGTGCTAGTTCCCGTTGTTGAAGTTGTAGTTACTGTCGGTCCTGTAACCGTTGGGTCTGTTGGTCCTGTAACCGTTGTGTCTGTTGGTCCTGTAACCGTTGTGTCTGTTGGTCCTGTAACCGTTGTGTCTACCAGTTTTGGGCGGGGTGGCTCAACCACAGGAAGGGGGTCTGTTGTTTGGGCCGGTGGTTTTACAATAGGGGGGATAAAAATAGTAGTTTCAAATGGGTCTACTATAGTGGTTCCTGGTTCAAGTTTGGGATCACCGCCACCACTAGGCCCGCCAGCGTTGCCCTCAAAAATGCCAATAATTTCCCCGATAACTCCATTAAGCCCAGAATAACCACCAATGCCGCTCCAAAATGGATCATTTGGGTCGTCGATAGGAGTTTGAAATGGGGTTTGATCGTAAGGGTCGTACGAATTGTCCGGCGGTCCAGAATCGTAAATTGTGGTCGAGGCAACATTTACTGGATAGCTGACGCTGCTAACTTGGCCGGGATACCAAGCGTTAGGCGCGGGAGCCTCGCCAAAAAGAAACTCATCCAAATCCTCCGAACCCCACCCAAGGACCGTGTTAAGGTTGTAATTTGAACCGTAATAATCGCTGTAAACGCCGTAATAGTCTTGCGGGTTATCTGCCATCGTAGGCGCATCACTTCCACCATAACCCAAAATTTGGCTGTGTTGGTCATCCCAGATAATCCCATTTTCTAATCGCGGCATGGTTTTTGACTTAGCCCATTAGGGGAAAAGCCTAATCCAGACATAACGGAAGCAGAAATAGGGGAACCAGATCAGCCAAGGCACCCGCTTAACAACAACATTGGAAAACATCACCTCGGGCTTGTCCGCGTTCCAGCACGTTGCCCGAATGGGTTCCCCGTCGGAAGTGTGGCAGTTATCAATCAGGCCGCCTCTTGTGGCGGGACGACCAGGATACCAATACTTGTCAAACTGCCCCAGCTCCAAGTCGGTCTGCTCTCCGTGGTTAATGGTGCAGTTGCGAAAGGTGTAGCCATCAATGGCCCCCTTGAGAGTAACGGTGGCAACCCCGGCCCCTTGAAACAGCGTGCAGTTGTCCCAGAGGTAATTGCCACCCCTGACGGCATCCACGCAGTTCTCTTGGCCGGGGGCCACCGACTTGCCGTTGACAACGACATTGGTGCAATCGCCAAACTTCATAATGTCCGAGTAGTTCTCGGGATCAGGAGGATTGACGAAGCCGGATACGTCGGGGTTGTCCCCAACGTACGACATCCAATTCTTATCAACGGTGCCGCTCATTGGTGTTAGCAGCCCCACGCCCTACGCGACCAATAATTTGCCGAGAAGATGTTATCCTTGCCAACAATGCCACCAGACCGGGCGCAGTAGCTCTTTTTGCGAGCTGGCTGGCTTTTCTTGATGGTCATTTTGGCATCACCAAACCGGACGGTTTTTTCCTTACCCTTGGCGCAGGCTTTAACCACAAATTTCTTGCCCCCCAGGACATCACGCCGGGGTTTATTGCACGGTAAATTGCGTGGGTTAAGGGGCATTGGGATGGTTAGTTTTTACGGTTAAGAAGCTCAAACAACGCCTTCACCTTCTCCTCAAGCACGGCCACGCGCAGGTCGAGCTTAGACAGCACGATGATGAGCGTAATCGCTCCGAGGGCGATGGGCCACATCTTCAGAGCTATGTCGAAGGCTGTCATTGCTTAGGCTCTTCCTTGGGCTTCAGGGCTTCGGCGAGGATTTCTGCGCACTTGCGGACAATCTCGTGCTGTTCGGCCGGCAGAGGAGCTAGGCGGGCGGCGGCGTATAGGTTGTTGAGGGCTTGTTCGGTATTCATGTTATTTGGCTTCTAGGGCGGCAAGGCGAGCGCGAAGGGATTGCAACTCCGCCACAAGGTTTGCAATGACCTCAGAAGTGGATGCCTGCATTGATTGATACTTGGGATTTCCGTCGGCATCAACGGCATCCTTTTCTCCACTGACCGATGAAGGGGACACCTCGGCAAATTCATGGGCAATAAAACCAACAAACTTACTTCCATCTGTTTTCCATGTACCAACTTTAGGTTTAAGCGCATCAATAAAAACACCGCTATTTTCAAGTGGGCCACTGATGTCTTTTAGACGGTAATCAGAGGATGTACCATAAGAGGTACTGGTGTTATTTACATTAATTGATCCAGCCGCCGTTCCGCCTGCTCCACGGAAATCAATGATGTTGTCGCCGTTCGTGCCGACTTGCATTACGCCAGCCGTAGTGCCGCCTGATCCTAAAATGGTAATGCGATTTCCAGCACCGGAAGTTACTGCAGCAACACCAATACCGATTGTAGAAAACTGACAGCCAGCATTATTTCCGTCAAAATATATTGGTTTATCTACCCCAGCAAATGTTTGACCATTTACTTGAACATTTGATGTATTGTTAGATAAAATACGAAGGCCAGCATTTGTATGGGTTGAATCTCCAAGCCATCCTCGGTTGTTGGAGCTATCTGCGTTTCCATACTGAAATCCATTAACAGTTAGGCCAGCATAAGCATTAATTGTCATGCCCGTGCTTGCAGTAACTGCACCTGTCACCGCGAGTCCGGTGGAGGAGAAAGTGCCAATAGCAGCAGAACCGCCAGCAGCTACCTTCACCGTTCCGCTGCCATCCGCCATTAGCGTTAAATTACCATTTCTGTAAATGAAACCGTCACTAGCCACTAAAGCTCCATATGCGCTATACGATGAACCTCTAATACCAAATTCACATTCTGCTGCCGCATTATTTACTGCTCGCAAAGAGCTATATCCAGTAGATGAGGTATTTGTAATTGAACTTGCGCCATTCGATGCCCCCGACTGAGCAAAGCCAGTGCAATACAATGCTGCGGGCGTCGTCGCGCCCACCGTGCCGTTAATGTTGATGCTGGCCGTGCCGGTCAGGTTGGTGACTACGCCGCTTGTCGGCGTACCAAGAGCACCGCCATTGACCACCGGTGCGCCCGCTGTGCCTACGTTGACTCCAAGGGCCGTAACAATGCCCGTCCCGGTTGTAACCGTAGCAGGGGCAACACCGGCACCACCGCCAACAACCAGGGCGTTAGCCGCAAGCGCAGCCGAACTAGCCCAAGTAGAGGCTCCACTAAAATAGGGGACACCACCGGATGTGCCCGCAACCGTAAGGGCAAGAGTTCCGCTTGTTGTAATTGGTGATCCAGACACCGAAACCAACCCACCCGTGAAGCTCTGGGCAACACTTGTAACGGTTCCGGTTCCAGCCGCAGGAGTTGCCCACGTTGCATCGCCGCGCCAAAAGGTAGAGGCTGACGCAGAAGTGCCGGAGTTAAGATTGGCAACAGGGAGATTGCCCGTGACGCCCGTCGTAAGCGGAAGGCCAGTTGCGTTAGTTAGCACCGCCGCCGATGGAGTTCCCAAATTTGGGGTTACCAACACCGGAGACGTATCGACAACAAACTTGGTGCCGGTTCCAGTTTGCGAAGCGATGGAAGTCGCATTGCCAACGGATGTGATGACGCCAGTCAAATTGGCGTTAGTCGCATCATTTCCGTTCAACTTTTGAATGGCCTGAAGAATTGAATCGGTCGCGGCCACCGTGCCTGCACCGCTGGTATATCCAGTCAGCACCTTTGCGATAACCGGGGCATTGGTGAGTGTGGTTGCGTTGCCGACGCTGGTCACATCGCCCGTAAGGTTGGCATTGGTAGTAACATTGCCAGCAGTCAATCCAGCGGCAGTTCCAGTAATGTTTGTTCCAACCAACGCACTAGGCGTACCAAGAGCAGGCGTAACCAACGTAGGGCTAGTTGCAAACACCAGCGATCCGCTGCCAGTCTCGTCTGAAACCGCCGTGGCAAGCTGCGCCGACGTAGCCGTAAGCGTGTTGCTCCCAAGGCTAATTGATTTGTTCGTCAGCGTGTCCGTTGTCGCCTTGCCCACCAATGTATCGGTGGCATCGGGCAACGTAAGCGTGCGGGCAACGGTGGGAACCGAAGCAATCGTCAAAACCGCCCCCGTGGTCGAACCGCTCGGGTCAAACCGCAGCCGCTTTGTGTCGTCAAGACCGTCCTGAATGTTCACCTTGCCCGAGGTTCCTTTTGGAGCGAGATGAATACCAATCGAGGCATCGGTTCCAGTTGCAGCAATGTGCGGGGCATCACCCGTAACATTGTTCGTAATGGTAATCTCGTTTACCGCCGACGCCACCGACGACACCTTCAACGCCGCCAGACCGCCCTGCGCCACCCCAACGAAACTGGGGGCATAATAGACGCCAGCCGTGTTGTCGGTCGTGAAATTGACGCTCGGGGCCGCAGCCGTGCCGTCCGCAAACGTGTAGGACTGGCCCGGTGCCACCGTTGGGGTGCCGCCAAGGTTGAGCTTTGTGGCCGTAACCACCTCTCCGTTGACCCAAGTGTAGCCTGGGGTGGTTGTAATCGTGCTGGACATATTAGGTCAGGTTGTAGGTTCCACGGGTCGTCACAGAGCTTTCGACTGAAACTGCCTTAAACTCAGGACGCCCAACGGTTGTTGCAAGCTCAAGACGACCGCTCACTCCGCGCCGGTTCACGCTGGAACGCAAAGAAATGTCGGTTGTCTGGTCTGCGGTGTAGGAAAGTGCGGGCTGGTCCAAGTCGGGGTTGCTCAAAACATAGTCCCCGCTGAAAACGTCCCCATCGGTCACATTGGCTTCCAACTGGAAGCGTTTAACCTTCTTAACGTCATACGTCCCGGCCAAGTAGTTGCGCGTTTTCATGCTACCGGCAATCTGGTAATCTTCTGATTCGCCGGGGCTTCCAAACTCGTCGTATTCGTTCTCTTCAATCAAGGAAACAAGGCCCGCCGTTGAAACCGCATGGATGCGCTTGCTACCGTTGTAGCTGATAATGTGCAGGTTGACCCCCAAAAACGCATCGGGATAAGTGTCAACGCTCTCCCACGCTTCGTTCAAAAAGTTGTAGATTAGCCAAGTGTTGGGAACCTCGCTGGTCCCGGTTGGCACCCAAAGGTAGTAACGGTTGTTCCAGAACGCCGCGATGGACTGATCCGCATACTCCCAGTTGATCGTGTCGATGATGTTCTGGATTGGGTCGGAAAGAGGTGCCGTCGTACTTGTCAGGTTGAGTTCCAGACCAATTTGCAGCCGAATGACGCCCAAATCGGACAGCCAGAGGATGTAGGGACCGCAATTAACCACCGTCTTGCGGGCAACGCAGCCAAAGTTGCGCGTAACCTCAACGGCCTGCGCGATAGCTAGGGAATTGCCGTCCAGAAGCACCAAATGCACGCTTTTGCGGTAAAGCACCAAAATGCGGCTCTGCTGGTACGGGAAAGCCGCCACAATCCAGTCGGCAGTACCGGGAAGGATGCGGAACTGGGTTTGGCTCGGATCGTAGGTTCCGGCGTCAAACTCATCGGACAAAACAAGCTGGTCGCGGCTCCAGGGCAGAACGAAACGCCCCTTGAAATAGCTGCCCCAGTCAACGGCGGGCATATTGATTAATGGCGCACCAGCCGTATTTGGACCAGTTGGAACCACCACAAAGGCGGGAGATCCCGTCAAAACCATGTCCCAGTAGAGCGGAGGCTTGCACGGGCGGGCCGTAATGGTGCCCGTAGCGGGCGTTGTGAGGGCACCCCCAACCGTGTAGGTAAAGGTGGTCACACCCGTCACAGTGACCTGTACGATGCCATTGTAGCCATTTGGCGAGGCCCCTACCATAGTTACCCAGTCTCCGGTCGAAAGGCCGTGGTTGGTGCTTGTCGTGGCCGTGGCGGTGGTCGAAACCCTAGTGACGCTTGAGACGTTTAACTCATTGGCCGTAGAATAGCCACGGAACATGTAAACGTAGTTCAAGAACTGAACAATGTCGCACGGATCGCCAATCGCCGCCGTCTCGTTGGCGGGATAGCTAATTAACAACGAGCTTTGACCGTAGCGGTAAAGGTAAGCCTTTGTAGGCAGAGCAATTACGATGCCCTCTGTGTTGTCCGCATCAAACGCCACATCGCCGCTGCCCACTACGGCATTGGTGTAGGTGTTGAAAACCAGCGGTCCCTTATTGGCTTTAATCGTTCCCGTAGCCGGTGTTGCGGGAGAACCGGCCACCGTGTAGGTAAAATGGGTGGCGTCGGTAACGGTAATTGAAAAATCCCCGTTGTAAGCCGACTGCGTAGCCCCACGAATGTTTACGGTGTCCAGCGTGGTGTAACCATGCGCCGTGCTCGTCGTAACCGTAGCCGTCGTGCTAACCCGCGTGATCGAACTGACCGTCTTATCGTTAGCCAACGAGAACGCCCCAACAATCAAGGTGGGGTTGGTTACGGTGATGTCGTTGGAAAGCGATTTAAGCCCCTTCCTGACCTTGTACGTTCCCTTGTCCAGCCGACCGTTACCGGAGTAGTAGAGCTGCCCCGGCTTAAGGTAGGTGGGCTGGTAGCGCGACCAGAAGCCGGTGAAGAACGTGTCTCCATCGTTGAGAGGGGTATCGTCCCCCTGCCCGTATGTCCGGTAACGCTGCAAGGATTAAACCCCCAGCTCGCTCAGGTAAATCTTGGCGGTCGTGCTGACGGCAACAAACTTGGCCGGAAGCGCCATGCCCTTGTTCCAGGTGTACTTCTCGCCAGCAACGAGAATGTGGCCGGAAGTCGAACTTGGGGTGCTGCCATCAATCGTGGCGTAAACATTGGCCGTCTGGATGTCGAACAACACCAGTTTGGTAAGGGCGTTGAACGCTCCAAACGTGCTTGTCGCACCGCTGGTAACCGAAATTTGCTGGCCCGCAACCGCGCCAGCCGAGGTGGTGGACGGGAGGGGATAATAGACGTTGGTAATAGCTCCTGACATAGTAGTAGTGGGTTAATTAACGAACTCGGGCTTGTGAAGTAACGTGGGTTTGAACTTTCATTGGAGGCAACCAGCCCATTTGGCGCTCTTGCTTGTCGGATTCGGCGTCCGAATAGCTGTCAGCCTTCTGATCCATCGC